CAACCATTTCGTTTCCGATTGGTTCTAAAATATCTTCAGGTAAAATGTCAGCTAAGTTATCAAAATGATTCTCGGTTCCTGGAACATTGATTGCTCCTGGTTCAAAGTCTAATGTAACTCCACCATCCTCTTCAGGTATAACTTCTACGGGACCTTGTTCTACTACTTCCTCTTCTACAACTTCTTCTTCAGCTGGTATCTCTACTTCTGTTCTAAGTTCATTAGGAAGGGACTTGTCTATATCTGCCATTTAAAATTTCTCCAGTCTTACTGTTTAACTTGTTTTAATGGAACTTTCAACCCTTGTGAGTCAGGTCCTGATTTTGGTGGTGGGCCAGATTTCACTCCGCCTGAACCAAGTGGCTTATCAATCATGCCACCGTTTTTTTTAGCCTCTTCTCTCATTTCTGCTAGAACATATTGTATAGCAGATATCTCTGACATATCAGCACCTATTTCACGTACACGTTTTTCAAATTCTTTTTTACGTTCTGGACTATAATTTTTTGAATACTTGTCTGTAAGTTCTGACATTAATAATAATTCCTTTTCTTCTTCTCAACGACTTCATCCACATAATCTTCTGGATGTTCAATTAGTCCACCTTGTCTAAATCTCATGATCGCTTGTGTAGTGGAGTCAACCAAGTCATCATGATCCCCGAACGGAAAGGCTGCACATTCCTCAATGACTTCTTCTGCAAACTTTTTTTCAGGAGCCCATATCATACCAGATTCGAACAAAGGTGCAACAGCATTTACACGGGCATGCTTATCGTTTCCACGTGAAGGGGTAAAGTTCATTACTGGTATATCCATTTTCCGTAGCTCATAGGTCAGAGGTAATCCAGATGCTTTCGCCTCAATGATCACTGTTTCAGGATTCCAGTAGCGATATTGCTCTAGTGCAAGTCTTTTTAATTCTGGAAACTCATATCGTCCTTTGATTGAATCAAGTAATATTAAATTAGCACCCGAGTCTTCACTTGGATAAAAAACACCCCAAGTAGTAATAGCACTATAATCGGCTGTTTCTTTTTTAAGGAACGCAGTATCATAAGATTGTATGACATGATAAATGGGTGGGATGTCATCGCCTTCATAAGTCCTCCACCATTCTCTTTTTAATATTGCACCTTCCTCACTAGTTGGTTGTTGCATCCACTGTGCGTTCCACTTAGCAACAGGAAGTGCAGCTTTAACTTTCTCCAACTCATCCATCTTCCAATACTCAGGCCAGACAGGTGCAGCGTCATCTGATTCATGGTCCATGATCGCTGGAAACTCAACCACGTGCCACCGATCAGCTTTCGCTTCTTTCTGTGAAGCGACCAAGGCTCCTGTTAAATCTTTCGTACTCCATCTAGTCATTACAACAATAATTTTTCCACCAGGTTGTAAACGCTGACGTGGACCTGATGTGTACCATTCATAAGCTTTCTCTAAAGATACTTTAGACATTGCATCTTGTTCCGAATGTGGGTCATCAATGATTAGAAGATCTGCACCACGACCTGTAATTGCTCCACCAACACCAGCTGCAAAATATTCACCACCTTGAGAAGTTTCCCATCTCCCTGCTGCCTGACTATCTTCACTTAGTGTTGTATCAAAAATTTTTCTATAATCCTCACTATCAATTAGGTTCTTTGCTTTACGACCAAATCTTATTGCTAGTTCTGCCGTGTGCGTTGCTTGAATGATCTTTAACTTTGGCTCACGGCCCACCATCCATGCTGGCAATAAGTATGACGCAAATTCTGATTTGGTATGCCTAGGTGGCATGTTAATAATTAATCTATTTATTTCACCTGTGGCTAGTTCATTAAATTTTTTTGCAATGTGCCTGTGGTGGGACCCCTCTACAAAATCTGGCCAAACGCATTTGACAAAAGAAAGGAAGTCATCTTTAGCTTTATTCCGTATCTTTTTTTCAGCGTGTAATACTTGAAGTTGTTTAAACGTCTTCCGTATATCAGCAGGTAGTTTAGTTATATCTATATCATTCGGTTTCATAAAAAATTTTTATAAAATTTTTTTGGCATCACTATGGATGTTTGATAAGTTTTTTACAGCCTATGACAATATAAATCAAGCATATATATACATACATTAGGATCCCTATCTACGCTAAAAGGGGGGTGGGGGGCTTCGCACTCTGAATGTTTGGTGTCGCGTTGGTACCTCTATCATTAAATAAATAAGCACGCGTCAAGGATCATGACCCACACAAACAAAAAACGCGACCCATGAAACACGGGTCGCGTTAGTTAACTATTGAGAGATTATATATTGTTATTGATATGGTGTAAGGTTCTAAAAAATATTACTACACCAGATCCGATTATTATTAATGGAATATAAGACGGCATTATTAATTCAGCATAATTGCTAAACAAAGCAATCACGCCCAAAAACATTAAGCCGAAACCAGATAACAATCCAAGTATTAAAAGAGTTTTAATCATGAAAAATTAAACTCTAATTGTTTTGGTGTTTCTTGATATTCATTAACTTTAATATCAAAATCATAGACATAGCTACTAGCCTCAATGCCCATTCTATAAGATTTTAATTCTTGCTCAGTTCTAAAACCATAAGTTCTTTTTTCCCACTTATAATCTGGTTTAGGTTTTTTCACCTTACCATATTCAACATCCATTCTATATTTCATGTTTCATTGTCCTTGTTTCGTTGTTAATTTATTTTGAATAATTTCAAAATATATCTTGATTATTAAACTAATTTAAAATAATAATCAAGGATAATAAAGGATATAAAAACAAATAAAAAAGGACAATATATGAAAAAAACACTAAAACAATTTAGTCTATATACATTTAATGTAGGCAAATTTTGTTCAACTGAAACAGATAGCCTTGAACAAGCTATTTCTAATTTTAATAAAAGATTAAATTTAGATCATAACGGGTATCATCATCCTAATATGGACTATAATTTTGAGCCTATTAGAATTATAACTGAACAAAAAATTAATGATAAAATTGAACTAGATAGATGCAATTCCGAAACTATCTTAAAATTCAATATGGATAAATTAAATCATTTAATTTTAAAAAAAAGCGCTTAAAGTTTCTTGAGCCGTGTATCATGGTACACGGCTCATCATCCGTAGGTTATGGCCTTTAAAACCTACGGATAAGATTTTATTTTTATTTTATTATTCAAGGCACAAGCTAGAAATTTCACTCAATAACGCTCAAGCTAAAAAATTCCATGTTTCAAGGCGCAAGCGCCCTAGATCATGGCGCACGGATCACAGAAAAAGGTTTTTGAAAAAGTTTTACAAGGTCAACGGGTCTCGGCTTTTTGCTGGTTAATAACTTAATCGCAACGGGGTCAAATCAAATAGAAATTAAAAGAAAATATATATTAATCAATACTAATTTAATTAATAGGTGGGATCAAAATTCGAGGTTATTGACAGTCCATACAATAGTTTTTATATGCCATATAATCAGCCCTTAAAGGTGTTAAACATTTAAAGCAACTGCCTCGCATATCCTTAAATTTACCATTAATTGAATGGGTCACGCCATAAGTAAATCGCAATTTGTCAATATTCATTTGTTTAAACTCATGTAATTCGTGAGGTAAAAAGAAAATAGTAAAGTCTTTTTTAGTTAATAATCTATTTTCTTTTAAGTCTTTTATATTCATCATATAGTTTTGACAATTCATAAGTGTTGCATTTGTCTATATATTTAGTCAATTCAACTCGCATTTGTTTACGCTCTTCAAACGCCCGTTGTTTATTACTATCTATTAATTCAAAATGATCTTGTTTTAATTCAGTCATGATTATATTCTTTAAAGCATTTTTTAATAAATTTTTTTAAATCAATAAAAGAATAATCTAAAGTGTCTAATGTTGTATGAGTGTCTAATTTATTTAATATTGTCCACTCAGTATCAACAGCTTTAATTATTTCTTTTTCTAATTCAGTTATTGTCATTATTTCACTTCTATTTCTTTTGTTAAGATTAGAGGTTTATCTTTTTTTATTTCACAACTGACGTAAGCCTCATCATCATCATCAACTTTAATAGTACCAATACAAACTGTGTCTTGATATTGGTCGTATTCATCTTGACCAGATAAAACTATTTCTGTTGAAAAACTATCATCAACAACATCAACTTTTGCATTGTCAAGATACTTCTCAAAAGCCTCATCTGAATTATCAGCAACAACTTGGAAAGTTAAATATCGCTGAATTTCTGTTTTAATTTCATAAACTTTTTTGCCTTTATCTGTTTTAAAAAACATTAAGTCTTTATCTACATTTACTTTATCTATTGGTTTCATATTATGCCCCTAATATTTGTTTTCTGGTTGAATTCATCGGCGTTAATTCATCAGCATATTTTTTAGCTTTTTTTAAAACTTCACTAGCTTGTTTTTTAGTGATGTTATTAACAGCACAAATAATGTCTTTATTGATCCATTTATTCGTTTTATGATATGCAATTAAAACATTATGAATTGCAAACGATATATTTTTATTTTCATCTAAGTCAAATTTTCCAAAAAATTTAACACTATCTATTGGTTTCATATTATCCTTTTGTTAATTTATTTCTTTATATAGGGGATAATAGTTTATTATCCCCTATTGTGTCAAGTGTTAATTGTATTGTTTATTTTGTAGTCTAAGTTGTTTTGTCTTATCCCATATAATATTTACACCCGCCATAATTTCACTTAATTGGGCTTGTAATTGCTCGGGCACGCCACATTCCCAAATCTTATGTTTAGAGGCTTTTTTATATAGTTTAAGTTCTTTTAACTTTTTGCCCTCGGGTTTATTCTCGACTTTTTGCTGAGCAATAAATTCAGCAAATTCTCTTAACTGATCTCGGCAATCCTCGGGTGTTATGCCCCGCCCGTAATTATCACTTCTATAATAATTATCTCGGTCTTTTTTATCTTTAAATTTATAAGATAATTTTTCTCTCAAATTACTATCTTTAATTTTACCAAAAAAAGTCACGGCTTGACGCTGAGCAATTTCTAAAGTTTCAATAGCTTTTTGTAAGTTATTAATAACCTTATCAGCTTTTATTTTTTTTGATAAGTACGTCATGGCGCTTTCAGTTTCCTCAGTTAAAACCGCTTTAAGTTCTAACTCAGCCATATTTATAATTGGGTCTAACTCTTCATCGACCCGTTGCTCCATTTTTGTAATTTGATATTTAGTCGGGTATTGTGTTTTAGTCATTATATATCCTTTTTGTTATTGTTAATATATTATCCTTTATAGTCCTTGACAAACATAAAGTCAAGCATTATATATAAAAATGTTATTGTCCTAACACCCGCTATTTATGGGATAGCGGGACAATAAAAAGAAAGTTATAAATTATGAGATACAAATATAAACCACAAAAAAAGCTTTTAGGGTCTTCAACCTTTAAAATGCAAAAGTCAAAAGGATATAAATATTTAAGTGAAATATTACATCTTGCACCCTCAAATATAGGCGGGGTTAATATATGCCCAAATGCAAGCCCCGAGTGTATAAAATTATGTTTAAACACAAGCGGGCGGGGTCAAATGACAACTGTGCAAAAATCAAGATTAAATAAAAAATATTACTTCCTAGCTGATAGGCTTAAATTCTTAAATCATTTAGATAAAGAAATTAAATTAAGTTATGAGCGGGCAAAAAGAAAAAAATTAAAATATACTGTTAGATTAAATGGTACTAGTGATCTTCCATTTGAGCGTTATAAATTAGAGAACGGCAAAAACTTAATGGATAATAACCCACAAGTTCAATTTGTCGATTATACAAAAGTGACAAATAGATTAGATAAAAAGAATAAAATACCTAAAAATTATGATTTAACTTATTCACAATCTGAGAATAATTTAGATGATGTAAAAAGAATATTAAAAACTAAATACAATATTGCAACGGTATTTAGAAAAAAATTGCCTAAAAAATGGTTAGGCCGTAAAGTTATAAAC